AGCATTTTCTGAATCGATTAATACTCTTTTATCTAAAGGTCCCCATCTAAAGATACCTGCAATAGCACCTTCAGTTGTTGAAACTGCCGGAACAACAGTAGTTAAATCAATTTCAGAAATATTTACACCTGGACTAACTTGAAATGGCATTTTTTTTCTCCTTCCATACATGGAATATTATTATTAATGTTTATTTTATTTATAAAAATTGACTTTTCATGTTAATTTCTCATTAGCCCACATCCAATTTTCATTTTTAGGCAAATCTAAATCTGGGTCATCATCACCTTCTGAAAAAAAACCAAATGGTGTTAATTCACTAGCTATTTGGTCATCATCTTTATCTCTTATTTTAGTTAAAGTATTAATGTCAGTCATTTCTCTAAAATAATGTTGATCAGAAAGCCAAGCAAAAAGAACAAATCCCATAACTAAATCATCGTGATTGCCTGATTCTGCTTCGTATGATTTTCCTTTTCTTGAAAATACAGAAAGTTCATGTATTGTTTCGTGATCATTAATGATTAATTGATTTTGTTCTACTAATAGTTTCATAATAGAGCAACCAACAGATTTAACAGTTTTTGTAGTTCTAATTCCTTTGTCAGCGCTTGAACCACTAAAACCAGAAGATATTCTTTTGCCTGCTCTACCATCATTTTCAGAAGATAAAAGAGTGTCCATATCATATTCATAGTATAACATATCTGCTACTTGCCCGCCAATATCGTTAATCTCGACAAGTACAGAAGCATTATTATAAGATTTGCTAATCCTATGAATTATAGTGCAATAATCAGTAGGAGTAATCATATTATCTCTAAAAATACAAACTTGTTCATATGGCATCTTAGACACATCTATGACTTGAAATGCAGAATAATCTAATCCTTTTCCTCTAGACACATCAACAATCATAACATATGAATGTCCTAACTTAGACTCTACATATTGTTTAACACCATTTTTATCAAATAAAGGAGTTTTAGATACAAGTTCTTTAAGTTTCCATCCTGCTATAAGTGTACCAGAACTACCAAGAAATTCTACGCAATATTCCTGATCAAATTTTTCACTATCAAAACTCATGGCAGCTATTGTATCTTCTCTCCACTTTTCATCTCTACCAGGAACATTATACCACATAACTTTTATTGGATTATAGTTATTTTTTTTCTGATCAGCCTCTATCCATATTTTGTGGAAATGATTAAGTCCATTCGGAGTAGAAACTAATACAATTTTAGATTCATTACCTGATGAAATTGTAGGATAAACAGATGTAAAGAATTCATCCCACGTATCAATAAATGCTGCTTCATCAATAAAAAGAAGATTAATAGAATAACCACGAATAGCATCAGATGATGTAGCAGCAGCAATAACTCTTGAATTATTTTCAAGAACAAAAGATCCTTTATTCCATTCTATAACACCTTGTTGTAACCATTTTGGAAGATGTTGATATGCTAATTGAATACGACCAAGAATTTCTCGAGCAGTATCACCTTTGTTAGCAAGTAATGCTACAGTTTTATCTGGATTAAATATAATATACCAGAGAATAAATCCACAAGTTGTTGTAGATTTTCCGGCCTGGCGAGCAGTAGCAATGACCGTATATCTATTATCGGCCATAGATTTTATCATTTCTTTTTGATAATCATAAAGATTAAAATTTATTAAACCTTCATTGATACTAATGATCTTCATATATTTTTCAATAAAATATATTGGATCTTTAGCACATCTTACGTATTCTTGTATAAGTTCTGTAGTCCACTGTATCTCAATAGAACGTCTTTTAAGATTTGAATTACCTTTATAACCACCATCAATTAAAACTTCTTCAGTCATCTTTTTTCATGTCCTTAATGACTTTTTGAAGTTCTGCAGTAGATCCAACAAATAAATTATTATGATTTACGGTAGTGTTATTGGTTGGTTTTTCGATATCGCGAATTTCTCTTATAGTTTTTTGTATATTTAAGAGATCTTTATTGGCATCAAGCAGATTTTTCATCAGAATAGCCACAACTTCATATGCTCTAGCCTGTTGTGATTGATCTGCAATTTGCATAAGTTTATCCAAAGCTTCAGATCCGGTATCAATTATATTATGAATATTTGATCTAGCAATCGTAAAATCATCTTTTGCTGTATCATCATTTGCTTCTTTTTCTAGTTTTTTTACAACTGAAATCATTGGACTTACACCTAATGCATTACCAATTGAATCATTATTAGCTATTGACATTTTTTACTCATTCAGTTATAATGTTATCTATGGAGACACAATATCCAAAATCATCATCTGCTTCAATAACTGAAAGAGCTACAGATTGTGCTACATTTGATGTAGGTGTACCATTCGCAGTTAAACCAGGTCTTATAGTCATTCTTTCTGCAACATCAGTTACTCCTACTGCTGATTGTAATTGATCATCAGGAACTGGTGGTATATAAAAGTTTGTATTTGCAAATTTAATAATACCTGATTTTTTTACAGGTCCGTAAATATATCCTTTTAGAGTAAAGTCTAATGTCCATATTAGAGCTCTTCTTTTTTCAAAATCACCTTCATATGAATCTTCAATACTAATATTATCTAGCACTACTGGTATGTCCATATTAATTCCCATTTCAGGAATTAGTTGAACTGTTGTTGTCCAATCTGGTGTAAAGAATGGTAATATTTGTTCTATTATTTTAGTGCCATCTTCAGCGTTTTTAACATATACATAAAGTCTAAAATTAATATTGTATGGTACTGGATTATATTGATATTTTAATTTACTTGTAGAGGTAGAATCTTTTACTACAGTTCTTCCTAATGTATTTAATTTCCTAGAAGTATCATATCTCATATCTATCATTTCAAATGACATACGAGGTAAAATTATAGCTGTTTGTCTATCTATATCCGGATCAGCATCTACTCTGGCTAAAACTTTTTCTTTTGGTGCATATGCTAATGGAATTTTTAAAAGAGCAACAGTAATATTACTAGAATCTGTTCTTGTGATATGAATATCATTAAACAAAGTTCCAAATAAAGTTACATATTTTCTTATAGTGCTAAAATAAAATGTATGTCCAAACATTAAAATATTCCGTTTTCAGAGAATGGATCTTTTTCAGTGAAATCTAAGAAATCATCTGTTTCATCTTGAATAAAACTATTATCTGCCAGAGCATCAATTGTTTCTAATGTAAAATTTTCCATTACTATATAATCACTATTTTCATCTATTATTCTTTCACCATCCTCATCTAATAGAGCCCAATCAAATACATTTAATGATAGATTTTGTTGTATAGAATCTATTTCAGCTATGCCAGTATTAAATTTTTCACTAGAGTATTCAAAGAGCTCACAAGTAAGTTCCCATGTTTGTAATGCACCAAATTGATAAAACATTTCAAATTTATTAACAAACATAATTTTAAATAATTTATTACTTAATGGAAAATGTATTAAATCACCTTCATTAGGTCTAAGTAATGCACTATCCATACCAACTTCTTCATAGAATACTCTTTGTGCTATAGAAAATACTACTTGATCTCTAATTTCAAGACCAAATTTAGACATGAAATTACCATCACCAGCAAATCCATCTACAGATTTAATATATAATTCTACTGGATAAGCTCTATTATATTCAGATATATCATCAGCCCCGTAAATTTCATCTTTATTTTTAATAACTCTTGGAACATAATACATATCTTGTCCATAGATTTTTATAGATTCTATGATCAAATTCTCAATGAGAAGCTGTTCTTGACTATTCTGAAAGTTATTAAAATAAAAATTTGTAGCCATTATTAACCTTTTAATTAGCCTCTAGAAATTAAGTTAATTCTACCCGATCATATCTGTCACAGGCAAGCTATAACTGCTGATCATTTCTTTTTCTAATGCTTTTATTTCTTCATCGGCTTCATTATAAATTTGTTGGCCATTAAATTTAATACCACCAGGTAAAGTCATACCTTCAAATTTCTTTAAGTTTGTGCCCCATTGTTTTTTAATAAGAGCAGTTGTATATTGTAATAACCAACGATCACCCCATGCATCTGTATAAGTATCAGGATCTATAACTTCATAAGCCTCTACTATTAGATAATTACTAATATCAACTTTATCCCAATCCATATCAATGTATAATTTGTCAGTATGTCTATTATATCTTATTGGTTGTTTGCCTACTAATAACTGTTCCAACATTTGCAAATGCTGAAAAGCCATAAAATATGGTACCATTGATACAGATGTTAAAGTATAAAGATCATTAAGAGCTATTTGATATCTAATATTAAATAGATTGTTTGTATTAAGCGCACTACCAATATCAAATATATTAACAACTCCAATAATATTTTCAGGCAATGTAATATATTTATTTGTTTTATCATCAGATGTAACCTGATGCTTATAATATAACTTTTCTGAACCATCGAAATGATAGTCCCAAAAATATCTTAATGCTTGGTCTATACGATCCTCGACCTGATCATCATCTACATTGATTTCCAAGACTGGTTTACCAAGTGTACGGAGACAATATTCTTTAAATTGTGATCTGGATGCTGGTACTGCCATTTTAAACTCCAAAATATCTTTTAGGTATTTATAAATAAGTCAGAGTGACAATTATATTATGGAGAAAACATGAAAATTCTCAATTACATTAAGAACGAATTTCCTAATATTACCAATAAAAACTTTAAAAAGCTTCTTACTCAAGAATGGGTAGATGAAAACTTTATGTTTGTTATTCAAGCCTCAGATTATCAGACTCTTCAAGAGTTTTGTGAGGTAATGCATGTTAAATACATTTCTAGATACTTTTCTGGAGTTTGGAAACCTAAGCATTCTTATCCAGAATCAGGAAAATATTTGATCAAATTTGCAAACTCTAAGAAACCTAAATCAGTTCTTGACATTGGATGTGGTGATAATTATTATAAAAATAAAATTCAGAACCTAAAAGGTTTAGATCCTTATCATTCAGCTGCAGATATTAAGAAAACATTAGAAGAATATCAAGCAAAGAAGCCATATGACCAAGTTCTAGCTCTTGGAAGTTTGAATTTTGGAATAGATGAAAAGCATATTAAATCTATGTTTAAAAAAATTGTTGATATGACAAAACCTGGTGGATATATATATTTTAGATTTAATCCAGGAATTGATCACAAACCTATTCCAAAAGATAAAACTAGTTTTATGTTTATTGATTGGTTCCCGTGGACACAAAAACTAATATTTGATCTATTGAAAACACACGATTTAAAATTAATTAAATTTGCATTAGAAGAAAATCAACAAGGTGATGAGAGATACTTTTTAATTTTACAAAAAAAATTAATATAAAGTTTGATAAGAGTCCTTATGAGTTATGGAAAAATTTAAAAACATAAATAACTATTGAAAAGACTTATATGAAATCATATATAATATAATTTGGAGAAAAATAAAATGAGAATTAATGCTTTTGTAACATTTGACAATATATTTCAAGAATTAAATGATATTCTTGAACATCCAAGTGTTGCAAATAACAAAGAAGATCAGTCAAGATTTTTATTGCAAAATTTGCAAAATATTAATGTTTTTCATGGAAAACTATATAAATCTAGTGTAGAGAGTGGTGCTTTGTCTACATTAGTGCAACATATGTTTAATACTGATGAAAAAAACGAAGTTAATTTTGGTCTTAGAATAATGAATGAATTAGCACCAAATTTATCACTTATTAAAGCTTTTAATTCTAATCTTCCATCTGGCTCTAGATTTTATTTTATTAAGAAACAAAATTTAAATAGCATTGTTGAATACCATCAAAATTTTTATGATACGCTTACTGCATCTGCAACTCATACAGATCAAATGAGAAGAAAAATATTATTTTGTTCACCGACTGTCACTGTAACACATCAACAAATATCTGATGCAATTTATGAAACTGCAGATTATGTTGATGCTTATTTTTCAGCTTTAAATGCATCTTCAGTTGCAGAATTTAAACAATCTGATTATATTTCTGGTAGTTCTGAAACTAATACAGGTTTACTTTATAAGGTACATGTGATACCTTAATAGATTAATGTGGATTATATATTATGAGAGATGATCAACTTATATTTTTTATAGGTGCTCCAGGAAGTTCTTGGTCTAGAATAGCATCAATACTAGAATATTCACCAAAATTATTATTAAATCTCTCGGACCATTCACCTGAGAGAGAATATTATATTAAAAATAGTAAATCATGGTCACATCTGGTTAATCACCAAGGTTCTTATTTTGGAACTGGTATGGAATTTGGTTACAAATTTGAAGATCCAGAAAATCATTATAATAAAATTTCTTTTAAAAAAGAAATATTAAAAGCTTTTAAAGAATATGATGAATTTAAAAACTATTTAATTAAGAGCCATTCGCTAGCTTATAACCTAGATTGGCTTGTTAATAATTTTCCAAGTAGTAAAATTATTTTTGTAATTAAACAACCTATTGAAGAATGTGTTGAATGGTGGACTCAGGCCGGTGGGTATGATATAACATATCCAAAATATGATTGGTATAAAGATAAAGATATTTTAAAAGAATTCAATAAACAACAATACAATATTAAAAAATTTATTAATGAATGTGAATATCCTGTATATGCTCCGACTAATTCATTTTTTAAAAATAAACTAAATATAGATATTAATAAAAAACCTATTAGTGAATATATAAAAGCTATACAATTATTACCACCAAGTGGCGAAGGTGATCCTGATCTCAGGACTCAAATGTGTTTTTATAATATGGAGATATAATATGGAAGAAGTTGAAGAAGAACAAAAAAAAATAATACCTAAGTGCAGAAATAATGCTGAACATTTTGTTGCATCAAATGATAGATGGCTTCCATGTTGTGTTTTTCCAACTCATGGACAAGAATATGAATCGTCTATATTCAATGATGATAGATATTACATAGATGAAAATAGCGATGTACATTCATTTCATTTAGATTTAAAATATTTAGATTGGTTGAATTTTATTTCTAAATTTTATTATGATGCACCAAAATGTTGTCAAAAAAAATGCGGTGTAAACTCTTCAAAAACAACAGATCATAATCACGAGATATTTCGCTATGAAAAATAATATTCATATTGAACTTACAAATAGATGCAGAATTTCATGCCCAAAATGCATAAGAACAGTGCTTGTTAAAAAAGGTGAGCTTAAAAGAAAAGATCTGTCTATAGAAACATGTAAAAAATATGCAGATAGTTTTTATGAAAAATTTATGTTCTGTGGAACATATGGCGATCCTATCTATCATCCACAGTTTTTAGAAATAATTAAATTATTTAAAGATAAAAATAAAATTATTAAGATTCATACAAATGGGTCTGGAAAAACATTTGCATGGTGGGAAAAGTTTTTTTATATGCTTAAAGAACGTGATGAAGTTATTTTTTCTGTAGATGGTCTTCGAGATACTGCTGGACTTTATAGAGTTAATATGAGTCCAGAAGATCATGATCAGATTATTGAAGTAATGAAAATGACTACAAAATATAACTTTAAAGCTAGATGGGTATTCATACCATTTAAAACAAATGAACATCAAATATCTGAAGCTGCAAAAATGGCTAATGAAATTGGTATAACATTTGAGATTAAAAAGTCTTCTAGATGGGATGGCCCTCATGATCCATATCTACCAACAGATAAATCTTTGATATCATCATATAGTAATATTTAATATGACTATAAAAATTTATTGTTTCAAATGGGGTACTAAATATGGCCCAGAATATGTAAACAGATTATTTCACTCTATACTTAAAAACTACAGAGGTAATGCCATATTTACATGTATCACTGATGATAAGCTTGGATTAGATCCTAATATCAATATTATTGATTATGATAAAAGTAAAATATTAGGTCTTGGTAATGTTTTTACAATAGAAAAATTAAAATTATTTGACCCACATTTTATTGGCGATGGTCAAAATATTCTATTTGATATTGATATACTTTGCCTAAAAGATTTTACTAATTACTTAAAAGAATATTCTTTTAATGAGCCTAGATTTATCAAAAACTATTGGGCAGATCCTGATCAATGTGATGCATATTTTCATAAAGGAGCTTGTGATATTAATAGCTCATTTATTACATGGAAAGATAATCAACTAGAACCATTATATAAATTCTATATTGATAATATGAAGAAAATTAATTTTCTCTTCACTAGTTTTGATAAATCTTTATTTGGTATATTTAGAGATAAATTGAAGTATCATCCAAAAAATATTGTATATGCATATAACTTTGGTGCAGATCATAAAGATGATATGAAACCGGAAGTATTACGTAATGATTATTACTTTTGTTTATTTAATACATCTCATGGAGTTGGTAAAGAACTTCATGAAGTAGATGGATGGGCAAAAACAATGTGGGAATCAAACAGTGTATAGTGTTAATACTCTTAAAAAAAATATAGAAAAATATAATAAATATTATATTCCTAGATTAAAAATATTTCTATCTGATTATGAGAAAACACGAGCTAATATCTTTAGCAAAATATTAAGTGAATATGATTTTATTAAATCAGAAACTGTAACATTTGTTGCTAGTGGTTTACCATATTATATGTTTGATGTTTTAAATACTAGATATAAGACTGATGAAATTGATATCAATTTTTTAAATAATAGTAAAAAAATAGT